AAGAAGTGAAACGCGACGAAGTCAACCACGTCTCCCTTGGCGCCACAACGATGACACTGCCACGCAACCTCTGTTCTATTGAAACCAACAGGACCTCGCTTCTTGTCACTGGAGCCCCGCTCCAGCATGCCACATGAAGGGCATGGATAAATCGATGTGCCGTTGCCTCGGCTGTAAGAAAGCTCTGCTGCTGCTTGCGTGATGCGTGCGTTCTTAGCGCTTTGAATCCACATGGTTACTCCTGACAGGTTCCCGAAAGAGCACCACCGGAGTTCCGGTGGGCTCAGTCAGGAGCCCAACTTTTGGGGGGATCAATCCCCAAAGGGCTTTATTGTGTAGTCGGTCTAATCACCTTCTACAAACTGTTTTTTGGGGGAACGATCATACCGTCGATACGATCGGCGTCCTGTCCAACGATGCTGTAGTGCATCTTTAGATCAGGCGTGATGGTCAACACAACCTTCATTCCGGTCATGCGATACACACGATTCATCCAAGACACCACAGTGTCCAAGGTTGGGGCCTTGGCCTCACGCTTGAGGATGCTGCGAAGCCGTGACCGACTGGTTCCATAGATGTAGGCCATCTTGGAGTGCTTGCCTTTTTGCAGGCCACCCATGGCTTGTGTCATCTGAAACACCAGTTGGTACGTGTCGATTCGCTCGTAGTCTTCGATTTGATCTGTCATTTCCATAATAAAAAGGTGGGGCCACCGCCCCGCTGTAACGGTGGCCCCGGCGACTTACTTCGCCACTTCTTCCCCTTCCCCAAGGGTAGGAGCATCTTGGTCAGCCACCAACATCGGCTCGCGAACGGCCTCGACCATTGCCACTTCGAAGGTGATGTTTCCATCACGAGTCTTCTTCGGCAACTTCTCGAAGACCTCTCGGTCAAGCATCGCCAGAGCATCCCCAACGCCCATCTCTTCAAGGAGTTCAGACTCCTTGTCCTTGTTGGTGTTGAGGGCCATGGTCACCGCATCCAGCAGCACCTTGGCGGTTTGCTCACGGGTGAACCCGGAACGCTTGGCGAAGAGAGCCAGAGCGACCTTCCACGGAATGGTGGAGGTAGCCTTGACTGGCTTGGACCTCTTGCCTCGCTTGAGTTTACCAGCGACCTTGACGACGAGGTTCACGTCGATCTCAGTGTTATTGTCAATGTCACGTTTTGCAATCGTGACGGCCTTGCTTGGAATCGCCTTTGTAATGGCGAGTATTTCTTGTGATGTGAGTTCCACAGCACTCTCCTGTAGTGGTTTGTTCAAGCTCCCGAGATTGGGAACCAGCGCATTTTTCGTTCTCCTTTGTACGTGACTCGTACTTTTTGAAGCCCTTGCTCTTTTAGGGCTTTTGCTACTTTCATCTCTGTCAATCGTTGCTGCTCTTCCCAACCCTGTGGGTCAACGAACTCAGCAACAGCGTCCGTTGTAATGTCGTACCTTCGGAATGAAGGCGGGTTGATGTCCAAGTACTCCTTTACCTTGTCTCGAAAGTCTTCAGGCAAGTTGGTCCCGTAGATGAGTTGAGGCTCAATCTTCTTCGACGCTGCCATGATCCCTGACTTCAGTTCCTCCTTGGATGAAACGACACGGTACTTCTGAGCCAAGTAGACTGAAACCTCTGAAAAGTCAGGCTCGGTCATCTTCTTGCCCTTGTAGTACTGGACTCCGTCCCGAGTACAACTGAACTTGCCCTCCAGTTTGGTGTCGCTTTTGATTGCCAAGTAGACCTTGTACGACCCCTCGGCTTGTTCAATGTCAGTCATTGTTGAACTCCTTTATTTTTGTATGCCGATGTCTGGTAACTTTGTTTGTTTGAAAGTTGAAGTAAAGAGACCAGAACAGCCAGTTGGCTTTGCCGATGAATCGAAAGAACGAAATATAATCATCCGTCATCATTTTGTTTCTGCCTTGCTCGATCGGCGAGAGCGTTCCAGTCCACCCTTGAGTGTCCTTCGCGCTTCTTACGGTACAGCTTTTTGAGTGGAATGCCCTTCTTTCGAGCATAAGATGCCTTGACTCCGATGAAGGTTCGCTCTTTCTGCGTGTCTTCAAATCCCAGCTTTTCAAGTACCTCTTCATAGGACTCAGATGTTTGCCAAGCATCAACGAAGGACGGCCAAGTCCATTCACGTTTCTTGTTGGTCTTCTGAGCCTTTCGCAGTTTAGTTACGGTTTCAGCCATTACATTCTCCTGTATGGTCTTCCATTATTATGGGGTACACCCATGTCTGTCAAGTCTGTTGTTTCTTTTCTTGGTCACGTCGATGGTTCGAGATTCTCATTCGAGCCTTTGACGCAAGCAGGTGCATGCCTTGCCTCTGAGCCTCAAGCATTACCTTGCGTGGGTCGTAGCCTTCACGGACCAGTTTCGCCCAAGGCACGCGCCTCTTGTGAAATCGTTCATCAGTTAGATCCATTGGTTTCTCCTTTGAAAAAAAGCATGGCATGAAAAGAAATGGACTGGATAGGTCAGCATAGAATTGGACTGGGGGGACGTGCAGTGAACGGGCATGGGTAAAATGTTGAGAGAGAAAAGCATGGCTTGGAAAGGTGAGGACAGGTAGGGTCAGCAAAGAAATGAAGAGTCATGAAGAGCATTGGCATGAGTAAATGTTGAGAGAGAAAAGCATGGCTTGGACAGGATTGGAATGAACAGCAATGGTCTGTAACGAGGAGTCCCGGCGGGGTGAGGACTGGCGTGGCGTGGCGTGAGTAAATGTTGAGAGAGAAAAGCATGGCGTGTAACGTACCGAAGGGCAGTGGACGGGAGTGGAAAGAAATGGCGCGAAGAAACTATGAGAGAGAAAAGCATGGCATGAATGAAGTGGACGGGTGCGGATAGGAAGGATGCGCTGCGTTGCGGACAGTAATGGGCTGCCATGTTGAGCAATGAAAGGTTGAGGCACCTGTACGCCGTGCCTCCCTGCGCGATATGATTACTTGGCTGCCGCCTGATCCTCATTGATCACCCGACCGTTTTCGTCGATCTCTTGACACTGGAATCGACCGAATCCCAGTCGTCGGCTGGCCCCGATTCCACAGAACAAGCCAGAGTCGGTCATGCACTTCTTGATGAGCCGAGCATCCATCTTGTTCCCAGCCATGTAGTGAACTTCCACCTCGCAACTCCAGTCCCTGAAGATGGCTCTGCTTTTTGGAACACTGGACATGCCAACCTTGACGATGGCATCGTATCGGTGTTCTGGGTCTTCAACGATGCCTTGGACTGTTTGTGGTCCGGGGTAGACGAGCTTGGTATCGCCGCCGACCACGCAGTAGCGGTCGATGTCTCGGCCCAGCTTCGACAGCTTCGCGCCGTCGATGAGTGCGGCTCGAATGTTTGCTGCGGGAAGATGAACGCCAAGCTCCTCGTTGTAGTAGAGGCACGCCTCCACCTCTGTATCCGCAATCTCGTCAAGGATGGCATCGACATCCGCGCCCTTGCGCTTCTTGTCTGCTGTCAGTTGCTTCAACAACTTGGCGTACTTGTTTCGGGGGTTGGCGGTCTGAATGTTTTGCATCATCATGCAGTCGCCGGAAAGTTGAAATCGAATCGTGTTCATTGTTTGCTCGCTGTTGTTTGTTTAGTTTTGCTTGTTTGGTGCCATGGATGGCGGGGCTTGAGGTGAGGGATTCGGCTCATTCCGAAACTCTCGTTCGCGCAACGACTGCCGATGAGCAGACCGTGCGATGTTGTGGACCTGAGACATCCGAAGTTCGGCAGCGATTCGCTTGCGCTTGCCTTGGTCATCGAGGTCCGAGGCACGAGTACCGCGAATGATCTTGAGGCCCTTCTGGGCAGTCTTCTTGATCTTCGTGAGTACGTGCGTGTCTGCGTAGTCGATGTTCTCTTCAGGCTCAAGGATGCGGAACCCTTTGCCATGAACCGTTGCGGGGTAGCGCCCGATGCGTTCGAGCATCAGATCCCTCCACCGCTCCCGGAACGTCAGGTACTGACCCGACCACGTCTTGTACTCTTGAACCGTACAGCCGTCCGGTGGTGGCCGCAGGCCCGCAAGAAGCAACAGTTCCTCGTTGGATACGATGCCGTTGGGGTAGGACCGCATGTCCCTGACGATGGCGTCTACAGCGCGAACCGCTGCGTCTTTGATTTGTTCTGATGTGTACACTCTGGACTCCTTGTTTAGCTTGAGTGTTTGGGGTTGACTCGTTGAATGCGAACTTGACAACCAAGTCGCTTGGCGAGTTTTGTGATGAGTGAGATGTTCCGGTCCAAGTCCGGTTGATTGGGCTCGAAGATTGCGCCCCCCCACTCATGCCAATCTGGTTCTACGCAATGCCGATGGTGAGTCGGCGGGTATTTCACCATTACTGCAAGTGCCACTTTGTTCTCCTGTGTTTGTAATGTATGGCAGTTTGTTTAAAAGTCACGGTCATGTTCTGTCCGCAACTGCTCTTGAAAAACCTCCAGCAGGGAGTCAACCTCCCAGTCTGTAAGCTCAACCTCAACGCGACCCTGTTTGCTCTGAAGGTGCGCTGAGTGTACCTCGATGTGAGCGCCAAGGCCCACGTCGTTCTCTTCTGGCAGGAACCGTCCGAATACATCGATGAGTTGCTCCTCGATAAGCTCGCCGGTCTGCTCGTCTTCAATCTCTCGAACCAACTCAACAGAGATGTTGCAGGCATCGAGCGGGAGGAGGGTTGATCTATCGTGCCACATGATGGCTCCTGTTTGTTCGAGTGGGGGAGGTATGACACCAAAGTACTATACTCTGGTGTCGGGGTCAAGGTTTCTTCAATCACTCCTCTTGGTGCAGTGTGGGCACCGCCATGATCCATCCTTGAAAGACCACCCATAGTGCTGCATCTC